TTTGGACTGTATAGTCCGGTACTTCTCTATCTGTTGTGTAGTTAGGCGCATCCCATAAGATACGATTGTTTGGTTGTGCTGCATAATTGCCATTATCTAAAGCAAGTATGTGAGCACATTTGTGCTCTGCGGGAATTTCAGAATGTTCCGTGTCAAGTATATTACTCTCTGGATGGCCCCAGTCAATAGTAAATAAATATTCAAAAGGATAGTTTATTTTGTCTTTACCAAAGTATTTTCCTCTTTTGCCTCTTAAAAAACTAAAGCAATGAACACTAGGATAATAACTAAAGCTATTCCATATTTGTAGTTGGTCGATTGGCATATCCACGACTTCGCTTCTTTCAAATTTTTCTTGAAAGAACGCTGAGATAGGTAGACGCCAAAAGCATGCACCATTCGGTAACATGATATTAAATAAGAGAGCCCTGTCTGTAATAGAGACCACACTAAAGATGCAGCAATCAACAGATTCTCCTTGATGTTTTTCCAAGTCATATAAATACTCCTTTCTTATCTTACAATAAATAGGTGGAATGTCAGCATTTAAATAAGCCATAATTTTATTTTATTTGACCCCAATTAGGACCAGATTCATAATCTACCTTGTTAGGTACTTCTAAGTCAACAGCATTTTCCATGATATCTTTTATCTTTTGTGCATGCTCAGGACTCTCAACAGATATATCAAGTTCATCATGCACTTGTATATGTGGTATAATTCCTTCTTTGTGTAATTCTATCATAGCTTTTTTTGTCATGTCAGCTGCTGATCCTTGTATAAGTTTATTGAGTGCTTTGTATGTATAAGCTCTCTTAATCCCTGGTCCGTGTTCCAAGAGCGCTGCATCATGTGGTAAAGCTTTATGAATACCAAATTGATTAGGTTCCCACAAATGGAAACGACACAGTCTACCCAGCAGTGTTCTAATTTTACCGGACTCCTGCGCACGTTGCATGACGTTGTCCATTAGTTGTTTAACAAACGGCACTCTGTTGTGGTATTGTCTAAACAAACTATCCGATACATCTTTAGATACACCTAGTTCTGCTTGTAATTTATTTTTACCCATACCATAGAACAGGCCAAGATTTATGGTCTTAGCCTGTGATCTAGGTATCTCTGCCATCTCGGCAACGATCGTATGAAAATCAGCGTCCCCCTCACGATACGCCTCTAATACATCGTCCACTCCATAGAGATTCTGTAAAGCTGCATAATGCACTACCAACCTAGGCTCTTGCTGAGAATAGTCAAAACAACCCCATGTATGGCCCTCCTCGGGCACAAATAAGGCCCTAATTAAAGGTCCGAGGTCTTTGTTTCTAGCTGGAATTTGCTGTAAATTTGGATTTGAGTAACTGAATCTACCGGTTACAGTTCCACCATTATCTGATCTTAGTTGGTTTATATCAGCATGAATTCTACCTTTATGTGAATGCTTTAATATGGTATCAATAAATGTGGTATGGGCTTTGTTTATTTCACGGGCCTGGGCAATTCGTTTCACAGTTGGGTGGGGGTGATTCTGTAAAAAATTTTTAGTAAAGGAAGGAGCCTGTGTTTTTTCAGTTCTATCATAATCTAGTTTCAATTTATCGAAGACTTGAGCTATTGATCTTGCGGCCCATATTTGAGTGTCTACTCCTGTTTCTTTTTTCACTTGGTATAATAGTGATTCTTCTTCTTTGGTTAGTTTTGTTTTTAGTTGATTGGCTGCTGTCACGTCTACCTTCACCCCTAGGAAACGCATATCAACCAAACAAGGAAACAATTCAGTTTCCATATCAAAAATAGATTGTATGTCTTGGTGAAGTATTTCTTTTTTAAGTTCTTGCCATAACTCTAATGTTATCTCTGCATCTTTTTCTGCGTATGCACCAACATAAATGGCAGGTAGTTTATACATTTCTGCTTTCGCGTCAACACCCCAATCTTTTGCTGCTGCATATAAATCACTTTCATTTTTTGTTTTACCGGTGTATCGTTTAGCACAATTGTTTAAGTCATAACGCATTTGATTTTCATCAACAAGGGCCGAAGCAATCATCGTGTCCACAATTCTACCGTTAATACTTAAACTAAGCGCTTTAATCCAACACACGTCATACATGGCGTTGTGAAAGATTTTATCTGCGGGTGTACTCAATACACCTTGAAACCATTTTAAAACTTTTGCTCGACTCATGTTACCACCACCTTCATGAGCAATAGGATAATAACCAGACCATCCTGCAACAGCTACAGCGATACCTACAACATCACCTTTACCAACTACAGAACCTGAACCCATCTTTGTTAGTTCTGGATCTTTAGTTTCTAAGTCAATTGCAATCTCATCATACTTAGATAAGTCTGGAAAATTTTCTGGTGGTAACCATTCTGTCTGTGGTTTAAATAGTGGTATCTGCATGAGGGTCCTTCTTTTCAAAGACGTGTTCGTCTTCTATTAATTTGTTTAATTTATCTTTGTTGCTAAACGCATACAAAGCAGCGTGGTAGTCTTTAGGATATATCTCCCATGAAACTAATCTTGGATATATTTCAAGATCAAATATATATTTGTCATCAACTGTGATTGTTTTTTTAACAACAGATTTAGCCGGCATCGTAGTCCCTTTCTAATATCATTTCTAAATAATGTATTGCTTTTTCTATGTCTTCTGCTTTTCCTTTTGACTGATGTCTGCAAATATATTTAATTGCGTTACCTTCTGCAAAAAGTAATTTGTTTTCATTTATAAATTCAGCAGGTTGAATCTTCATCGACCGGTAGTGCTTTCCACCTATCTGGTCTTCTAAAGAATTGTAGTTTGTTGATTTAAACATATCTTTATTTGTCATAGTAAGTATCCTTTTTCGTATTTCTTTGGTTCAATTATATGTAAGTTTTCTTTTGTTCTTGTTGCACCTACATAAAATAATCTATTTTCATCATCAGGATTTCTTTCATAACTTCGCATAGTATTTTCTGTAAGATCTGTTAATAGCACAACATTTGTTGCTTCACCACCCTTAGCTGCATGTATAGTGGATAATTCAATTCTAGGTTTTTCGTTTAGTTTCTCACCATTCTTTCTCATTTTACGCAAGTAGTTTACCTTAGTCTGACCTGCACTGTCAAATGCTTCATACCAAACTGTCTTAACTTGTAGACCATAATCTTTTACTAGTTGATCTATTCCATAAAAAGATCCTTTGGCCATACCTTTTATTTTTTTAGCATGCCAATTTTTAGGACTCATAAATTTAATCATGTTTTCTATTTCTTTGTAAGATACTAACTGTCCTTGTCTTAAATGCTCCCACGATGTAGCTGCTTGGTGTAATTCTTTTTCACTACTTCGTTTATATCTGTTTTCATAATACAATCCTTGTCTATACAAAGATTCTTCTATGTCAGTAAGCATATGTCTTGTTCTGCTTAATACTAGCCAGTCACCGGTTGACATGTCTATACTATCAATATCAAAATGTCTGTGTAGGTTTCCTTGACTAACCCTAGGTTCCCATGACTTATCTATTCTGTTTCTAATTTTATTTATTATACCCATTGCTAGTCCATGTACTTTAGCAGGTATTCTATACGACTGTGTTAGTGGTAGGTATTGTCCTTTTAACGCTATAAAAGAATCTACATCTGCACCAGCCCATCTAAATATTGCTTGGTCATCATCACCTGCAATAAAAGAATCTTTTGTTTTATTCCAAATGGATCGTGTCATGTCCCATTGCATAAGTGATAAATCCTGAGCTTCATCTATAAATACTACATCAAACTTTGGAGACTTATCTGACTTTGTAAACTCTGTTATCATGTCATTAAAATCTATTAGGTTATATTCTTTTTTATATCTTGCTAACTCGTTGTGTATGATTCTAAGTTGATCTCTTTCAAGATCCTGCGTGTGTTCTTGTAAATCAAACTGTTGCTCTGGTGTAATGTTTCGTAGTTGTGCTAATTGTATAATTCGTAGATACTCACTGTCTGATGTAAAAATACCACCCTGGTCTTCTTGGTAGTCAGCGTATGTTACAGGAAAACCTAACTTTTTACCTAAATCTTTGTAATGTCTAGGTTGCATTACTTGATCTTTTTTTAAACCTAACTTTCTAAATGCTAGTGAGTGTAGTGTTCTAAAATATGGTAGGTCATCTTCTGTTAAATTAAATTTTTTAATTGCTCTGTCCCTTGCTTCGTGTGCAGCTTTCTGTGTAAATGCAAAGTAACCTATCTTGTCAGGATCTGTTTGTTTCAGATAGTCATCTACTTTGTTTAACAAAGTTGTAGTCTTACCTGTACCTGGTGGTCCTAATACAATCGTTCTCAAAATATATCCTTTGGTTTTAATTCTTTTTGATTGTAGTCGTCTTCTTTTTTGTCAAACTGTTTTACAACAAACACAGAAATTCTTTCTTTACCAATACGTTTGTCATCACAGTTACATGTTTCTTTTAACATCTGTGCTGTACGTGAGTATGGTACATCCCAACGTTTTCTAATTAAAAACTGATTGTAGAATCTGTCAAATACAAAGTGGTGATAACCTTCGTTGGTCCACACACCACCTTTTTTAAGATCGCTTTTATCTGTAGATACTTGTCTGTTTAAACAATACTCTTCCAAATGATTTTGTAATTGATCTTGTGTAGTCACACCTTCTGGTGGATCTATTGGTTCGTGATTCTTCATCAGTGGGTTTATTATCATATCCCAATCTTTTGGTTTAACTGTTGGTGGTTTAAAATCCAACTGTTCCATACATGCTTCCTGAAATAAACTTTGTTGTTTTAAAAATTTTACATTCTCCAGATGTAGTCTTTCACCATCTACGTTTAGATAGTAGTATGGTTTTTCTAATTTAATTTTTTGTAAGTCAGTCAGCGCAGGAAATACAATTTCTTCACCAATACCAAATTTTCTTTCTCTACATAATTTTTTATCACATAGGTTACACATTGGTGTATCATTACATTTGTAACCCCATTCTTTTTTATCGTGTTGACGTTTAATTATTTCTACTTCAGACTCACTCAATGGCACAGTAGATGCTGTTGCATTAAACAATGTCATTTTACTTTTCCATTCTGCAGGCCATTTTTTTTTAGCGTACACACCAAAATGAAACATAGAATTATTTCTACCACCTTCTGGTATTTTATTCATAGCCATAAGTTCTATGAATGTTGGTGCA